CACCCGTGAGATGTTTCAAAATACTCAAATCCTTTTACAATATCAGGAGTAAATATTCCGGGCATATTTTCCCAAAGTAAATGTGTCAACGAATTTTTATCATCATCACTACCATAACATTGCGCATGAGTCAACCCCAATACATCCATACAGAATTCTTTGAGTTTGTCGGCAAAACTATAAATCTTGACTGGACAAACGTTTTGCTCTAACCCCTTAATAATTTCATTACCGTAAAAATCTGTATTATTGTTGTATCTGTTTTTGATGTAGCTAGCTAGAAAATCACAAGAGGTAGACTTGCCCGATTGTTTAAAATGTCCGAATGCAATTATTTTTGTCATTTAATTCCTATCTGGAAAAAGGATATGATCTACAGAGCGCTCTATTACTTGGATATCAGCTTCATTATTTTGAGCTCGGGCTGTATTACGGGCTTCTACTAGTTTTTCTAGTCGTTCAATGTCGAGCATATGTTGTCTATCTGCTCTAAATAATCCAATACATATTATACTACAAAGCAATACTGCAAATATAACGAAGAATATCATACTTGTCCAATCTGCGCCAGAAGCGCCTTAATATCTTCTGTTTCTTTATCGGTTTGAATTTCGCCCACGTCTTTAATATCTTTGAGATTTGGAAAGTAGAGTCGGTAAAAACGCCCATACTTCTCTTTTATCTCTTTTGCCCCCTGCTGACCAGCCGAATCGTTATCCAAAAGCACAATTAAATCCATAACTCCAAGGGAATCAAGTATTTGCGCCTGCCCGTCTTTTAGACAATTTCCGAAAATCGCCAGGGAATTCTTAATCCCCATGGAGGCAAGACGAATTGAATCTAGGGGACCCTCAGTAATAATAGCTTTTCGGGTTTTACGAATTTCGTCCTTGGCTTTCCAGGTGTTAAATAGAATAGTTTGCGTCTTGAGATCTGCATGAAGCCATTTGGAGGCAGAGAACTTATCCCATTTAGTGATGGGGCACTTTTTATTCGTGGGGTGATAATATTTGCACTGGGTACATTTCTCGTAAGGGGAGCGGGTTGTACAACCTACATACTTATTTCCAGATTCATCATAACAGGGAATCACTATACGATTATAGAATCTTTTGCCTTTAGTGACACACAGCCCAACATCATACTCGTTAAGTACTTGAGACGAAAAGCCCCGATTCAGCATGTACTGAGCCGGAATTAATAACCGAGATCTAATATCTTCTCTTGTCAAATTTGTGATTGCTTGTTCTTCCATCTTTTCCTCGAATGCAGAAATAAACGACGCCTTTTCGGGATTAATACTTTCTACAGCTTCTTCAGGTAGATTCTTATCGAGTAGCCCAGAAATAAATCTAACGGTTTCGGAATAGGATGTATCATTGGTGCGACTCAGCAATCTTTTAATAAATGTGGTAGCATCTTTTTTGATATTTTTTTCACAATTTGTCCGGCAGTAACAAACTAGAAAAGTCTTATTATTATAGATCCCAAAACCATTCTCAGAATCAGCATCTTCATGAAAAGGACATACGAAATTATAAGCATTCCCGGATTTACTATACTCGATTTGAAAATATTCTAGAAAGGTCTCCAGATTTTCTGCTACCAGCTGATTATAGTAAGACCAGTTCATACATTAAAATTCTATCAGTTCAGGATCAATTTCGATTTCGGGAGCCTTTTTGGTTTTATTTACAAAGCTCTCCGGACCTGTAGAGACTCTACATCCCGTTTCAATAAATTGACCACAGCGTAGATTTGAGCCTAAATGGACATACTCACCCATAGCGTGACCTTCGCCGAATCGAGTAGCCACTACCACTAGTTTTCTATCGCCCAACTCAGGTCCATCTTTACTCATTTCCTCTTCTGATTTATACTTAATGATGGATAAGTTAGCGCACTTCCTAGCGATGCGATCTGAGCCAGCTACAACATTACTAGTTTCTTGACTAATCCCATCTCTGTTAGTTTGAGCTAGTACCATAATTGGTACATCATATTGGCTGGCAAAATTTTCGAGCCCTGTCATATAGAGTCCCAATACTTGAGTTTCTTGTAGATTATTGAGCTCATTAGAATCGTGTACATCTAGATAGTCATAGATAATTAAACAAGGATTAGTTTGCCCCGTCTTATCAAATCCCACATATCTGGTAATCCAGCGACGACAGGTAGATAGAATCTCTTCAAATGAAAGTCCGCCCACCTGGACGTGATACATAGGGTATTCTTTAAATTCATCAATACCTTTATCTAATTTACGCTTCAAAATTGCGTTTCGAGTAAACTCACCCTTCTCGATATGATTGATTGTGATACCAGAAACATTAGCTAACATACGAGGCAATTGATCGTCGGGATTGAGCTCTAAATCCAATATGAGAACCGGTATGCCTTGTTTATTAACATTAATCGCTACGTTTGCCCCAAATTGACTCTTCCCTACTTTCAGTCTGGCGGCGACCACATTCACCTTTCCTTTACGATACCCGCCCCCGATGACTTCATCATAATAAGGATAACCAGTAGAAATACCTATAATAGCATCTGGATTATCTACAATATTTTGAATATAAGCGTCTACTACTTCAGACATCTTTACAATTTGAGAAGTCTCGCGCTTGGTTACTTCATTTATAATATCATATATGGGCTGTTCTGCTTTAGAGACAATTTGAGTAAAAGTTTCTGTACCACCGATCTCTTCTAATAAACGATCTGCTTCTTTGAGCTTTTGTCGTAAATTCCTAGCTATCAACAGTTTACGTAATTTCTGCGCCTGTGGTCTAACGTTACCAGATTGAATGTTGAGATTCTCTAGACTGCGCAGATACTTTAATTTATACTCAGTATCAAAATAAGAGGCGTATAACCCCAACTCTTGTGCTGTAGCTAGGGTGGTCGCTATATCTAATTTAGCGTTTGGAGACTTTTTCAGAATATAGTCAAATATAATGTATATAGTTTCATGCTGTTGATCTGTAAAGCACTGACTATTTAAGATATCTGCTACGTCATTATAAACCGAACCTCCGTGTCTCAACAAACCTGCCAGAACGGCGCGCTCACTAATCTCGTCTCGTGGAAGTTGCTGTACCATTTAATTCCTTATTACTTTTGACCGCTACAATTGTTACATGTCCACCGCTTTTCTTCAAGATTGGAATACACAATAGTAGACGGATATTCTTCGTAAGTCTTTTTGCATACAGAACAATCTATCTTTACCTTACTAACTTGAGCTCTTGGGGTACTAGTACGCTTTTTGGGATATAAAACTTCATTCAAATACGCATCATGATTAGCGTAAGTCTTTCGACTACCCTTAGGTTGGTAGGGTTTAGCATTTTTCAGATCTTCTTTAGAATCAACAAATAGATTAACACGTTTCTTCGGAATCTCTTCCCACGTTTGAGATAGTTGATTATCTACCTTAAACTCATTCATGTCTGTCTGACGACTACTTTTTGGAGGTTCCGGACGAACATCATCAATGGGCGGCTCGTTTTGATTACCCTTAGACTTCTTTCCTTCCTTGATTGCCTTAGCTGGACCAGCCTTAGCTTTCTTTGGGGGACTAGCCTGAATACCAAACATGTCTAAAGCGGCTTTGATCGAAGCCCAATCTTCATTTTCATAGCCGTGTTTTAAGAGTTCTGTAAAATTCATTGTTGTTTTCTCCGGTGCATCGAGAGTTCTTTTAGGGTTCCCACCATTAAGTCTATCCGACGGGGCAGTTCCTGTAAAACCGTTAAATTATTTTCTGTCAATCCGCGCAACACGTAAAGTTCTTTTGCTGCAGGATTTTCTCGAATAGACAACATTTTCTTAACTTCGTAGGGGGTGTATTGGCTACCCTGATTATTGATGTCAGGAGCGATGATTCCCATAATATTGCGCTCAGCCCAGTTAAATAGAGCCTTATGCTTGTTAATAACCTGCTGAATATATAATCCATACTGAGCAAGACTGAATGCGATTTCGGCGCAAGCTTCGCCACTGAGTTGCCCCAAGACCTCTTCGGTAATATTGAGGTATTCGCCACCTTTACCAACATTCTTGACAGTAAGCTTGAGACTTTCTAAGTAATCTTTTGTTACCTGTTCTAGTTCTTCAACCTTGGTTTCTACCGAGGATTTTGGCTCTCCATTCTGATTCTGATTCGTCATAGTTTAGTATCACCAGTTTTATATTGTTGTTTAGACACCACTGTTCCTTGCGCTTGTCTCGTTTGACACTTTTATAGAAATTATCTTTAGTTTTATGAAAAAATGGAACATATTCTGTATGTTGATTACCTTGAACTTCGATACCAAATTTCCTAGAAGGAAGGAAGAAATCTAAGAATAGCTGTTCTCCTAATAAGGGGACCTCTTCACACACTATATCTAAAGGGAAAAGTTCATTCAGTAATTCTCGACATTTTAGATGCAAGTCACTTCTTGGACGAGTATCATCTTTAGAAACTTGATAGCCTTTTAGATTCCAAGTATGAATTTTGCCATTTAAATCTATAACTTTCACGCAGCCCCCAGTTCTTTCAAATCTTCCTCCATCCATGCTACCCATTGAGGGTTGTTGGATAAGGCGGCATGTAACTTAGTTTCGCCTTGGAATTTATGTTCCTCATTATCTCGTTTAGTTATAAATGGGGTGCTGTACCATGAAGAACTTTTTTCAATTAAGCCTACATCTATTGCAGACATCATATTTTCTTGCAGCTCGTCGATACCTAATCCAAATTTAAAATGAGAAGTACATTCGCCGCCTGGAGCCCCGAGAGCGCTACAATCACACACCCAATTGACAGTTTGTCCGATTACTTCTTCACCGCTCTTCCACAACTGAGAGAATTTAATCTTTAAACGGATATCCGAGTAGTATTGCCCCTTAATAGAACCCGATTCAATCCATGGGCTATGAGCGGCAGTATTGCCCACATTAGCTATAATATGATTCACCCCTATCAAAATTCCTTTATTAATGTTGAGTAGAGCTGATGCTTGTTTATAGAAATTGGATAGTAGTTTATGTAGATCTGTTCTACCGGTTCCAGATAGATCTTTAGTATATTCAGCTTCGGTAATTAGGGCAGAAAGACTATCAATCACTACAACGGCGCCGGGATCGTCCTTCAAAATTCTAAGAACGCTAGTTAAAACTTTTTCAGCTGTCAGTAGATTATTGGGGCGAGATTTAATATGAAGTAGCTTATCTGGATCTAATCCTTTAATACCAGCTACATTCATTTCTTTTAGCCGGGATTCAACATCAAAATACCAAGTGTTTCGTCCACGTTCCTGGCATTTTTTAAGGAAGTGTAGTATTGCTGAACTTTTGCCTTGTTTTGGTTTACCGGCAATCAACACCATAGTTCCTTCAGGGATACCGCCATTTAGAATACCATTGAGTTTAGGACCAAACGGAATAATTTCACGCTTGGTATCTAGCAGATTTTTACCTGTAGAAACAATATCAACTCCGATGTCTTGAATCAGAGCGTCAATAATTGAATCGCCAGTTTCTAATGTTTCTGATTTCTTTTTAGCCATTAATTACTCCAGATGCCGGAAGACTAGAATCGTATGATGGGGTTGCCTTAACTTCTAGTTTAAAAACCCCATAACTACCAGTTAAATTTAAGGTATGATCTTTATAATGAGCGTAGTCTACTCCCAAAATACGCTTCTTGGCTTTAAGAAAGTCGTACACAGCATGTACCATTTCTTCTTCTGTCAGGGCAGCCGAAGCCAATACGTGTTGTTTTACTTGATGATCACAATCACATCCCAATAAATTACTTAAAAATCCCATATATATCCTTTAATCCAATAGACTCGCTAAATTATTCCCGCCTGTGGACGGTCTGACTTCTTTAATCTCTAAGGCTTCCTCAACCATTTCTTTGGTTACTACCTTTGGTGGGACAGCCTGATATTCTTCGATTACCTTGATGAACCAGGGGGCGTTTAACGAATAAACCGTTTTACACCTTTTGTCTTTCAGGGCAGCTAGAATCGCGTCATCCCTGAATTGCTTACGTAGCTTAGAAGCGTTGAGGAGTTGAAATTTGAGATATGCTCCCCATTTTTTGATTTCCCAAAATTTTTGTGGTAATTCTTTATATTCTTTTCGGGCAGCTCTCTCGCACGCCATCTCTGCTATTAATTGTCCGAGATGAACATAGACTCCTATACTAAACTTAGATTGATATGGGGACTTCTCTGTAGGTTTTGATGGCATTTTACTCCTTGTGTCCTGCTTGATTTATAATGAGCGCCACATCGTCTTTGTTCCATTG